ATTCAAACGGGGGGTATTTTTTGCGAGACCCCTCCCCCCTAGCTTAGAAAAAAATTTTCTAAGAAGATGAATCAGGAATTGGAGAACCAGGAACAAACGAATCTTGTGTAACTCTCTTGTGAATCCCTGACACGTTGAGGGTGGCGATCTCCTCTATTGCCAATTGCAGAGCCAGGGCCTGGTCCGTCTCACTCAATTCATCAGAAGTTTCAGCAATACGAGCGAGGAAGGAGGGGGTGTGGTAACCTTTCCTTGCATCGAAGGCATACCACTCATCCCATTCAGTGAACGGGTTGTATGGATTGTCAATGGTAGTCAGCATGTACACCATGCTACTGCTCTGCTGTCCACCACTATCATCTGCCATCACTCACCTCCTGCCATCGATGACTTGAGTGTTGACAGCTTGACACCCAGTGCATTGGCTACCTCTGCCTGTGTGTACCCACCAGCCAGCATCTGCTTAGCTCTTGCTTGCTTAGCTGATGTCATAACTGTTGGTGTGCGAGGCATGGCCATCTTGCGCACTGTATCCATGTCAGCGTTCTGCAAGATCTTGGTCAGCTGATTGTTACTGATAGCACCAGCCTGAATAGCATCCCACTCATCTGGTGTGATGTCTACTCTGGTCTTGCTTGCTCCTGTTCGCAGCCTTGCCTCAGTCAACGCTTGATTCTTGATCTTCTTCTCGGTTGCTGCATCCATGTCAGGATTAGCTTGACGCTTAGCCCGGACGGTCTTGCCAGCGAACACCTGTGCCCTTCTTTCACGGGGGGCGTTTCTCAGCGCAATGTCCAGCTTTGAGTCAAGCGATGCAACCTGATCAGCATACACCTTCTTGGCAGAGGGGGAGTAAGGAATGGACTTAGTACTAACAATCTCCTTACGTGCCTCATTAGCCAAGGCCTTCATAGCGTTGGCGTGCTCAGCATAGACGATCTCAATAGGAGCACGTGCATCAGAGACTAGACTGAATGCATCAGTAGTCTCAGCACCCTTCTTAGACTTGGTAGTACGAAACTCTGTCTTACCAGTCTTCCGATCCACATAGGTAGCACCAGTCTCCTTGAAGACTTTCCTACCTGTGAGAGGATCTATCCTGTAGCCCTGCTTCCTCTCATTGACCCTGGTCTCAGCAGTAGACCTGGTAATGAGAGTAGACGCTCCTGCCGTGGCCTTGCCCTGATACTTGACTTTCAGGGCCTTGATTCCGTTGTTCTTAGCCGAAGCCTTGAAATCAAGATGATGCTTCTCTGCATCGATGACTACCATGGAATGACGAATAGCACGAGCCATCTCATCGTCACTCGCACCACGAATAGTCATGTCCGCAATGAGGTTGGTGATGTTGCCCATCTCCTGACCCTTACGATTAGGATTAGGCTTATCACCGTTCTCGAATACTGGCTCCTTCTTCTTAGCGTCGTAAACACCACCATCGATGGTACGAAGCCCGTCATACGGCCCGTACTCTCCCTTAGGATCGAAACCCTTCAATCCTTCCAGGGCGGGGGTACTTTTTATCAAACCCCGATTATTGGGGATGACAAGAACCGTATCACCATCGAAGTCTGCACCAGAAAGCCGTTCTGCTACAGAGTGATGAATTCCGACAGCATCACTTTTGAGAGACGTACCAAGAAGCTTCTTGGCTTCAGGAACACGGTTGTTGACCGTCAACTGAGGAATCTCAAAAGTTCCACCATGAGGAAAGCGAATTAGAGCAACACGCTCACCATCGTTGAAACCTTGGGCGTAGATCTCCGTTGGCTTCATGGAGCTCACAGGCAGAAGGACTTTCGTTGCCTGGCGAGGCATGTTTGCTGCTTCAAGGTGAACAGCAGAAGAATCGGTTTCATCCGCAAAGTCTTCAAGAAGCTTCTTCTTGACAGTCGGATTCGTCAGATTCTTGATGTCGTTGTACTCTTTGAGACGGTTCTCTCGAGTAACCTTGAGTTGCGCTTCAGCCAGATCAGGATGCTGCTTGGAAAGCATCTGCGCAGGAAGACTCTTTCCCCACGTATCCCAACCACCCTCTTCGCCAGCACCCGGCTTAGAACCGACGATGTTGAGCGCCGAAGTGACATTGCCATGCTCGTCAAGACGTTGCCGAATGACAGAACCAAACGGGTTGTCAGGATCGTCCTTGAGCGGCTTCATGGCATCCTTCTTGTTTCCGGTGTTGGATTTGTTCGTATTGAACATGAGATCCACACCAGCAGGAAGATCATCCTTGTAGACGGCCATTCCCTTCAGATAGTGCGTACCATCGACCATAATACGCACTTGGGAGTAATGCGCATCTCCCATATCGATGTCTTTCACGCCAGGACGAACGTAAATGACACCATCTGCTTTAGCTCCACCATCTTCTGCGTATGTAATGCCCACACGCTTCGAATTGATGGAAATCGGATCCTTGACGCCGAGGTATGACCGCCCACCATCCTCGGTATGCTCTGAGATGTGCCTGATGTTCTCTCGATTCATCCAGGCTTCCTTCTGAGTGACGCCTGGTTTGGCCAGAACTCGAACTTGGGTGTTCTTGCCTGTGCCCTGCTGCAGAATCGGAACATTGTGCACTGTGTAGCCTTCTTCTTGAAGCATGGCGACAGCAGTGTTGAACTTGGTGGCTGGAATCCCGATGTTCGTACCACCAATGGGCAGATCGCGCTCTACCTGAGCTCCGATGTCGATCATGCCCTTTTCCTCGACCTGACGTTTGAGCATGTCAGCCGTTTGCTCGAGAACGTCGGCTTTGTCCTTGGTCGACGCAGTGAGAAGAGAACGAACAGTGGATTCGTTGATTTCCATCTGACGCCCGATTTCTGACGTCGACATGCCCTTCTCTTTGAGCCGTTCTGCCGTACGAATGCGATCACGACGCTGCTCGTTGCCCGCAATCGACTTGAGGGCACGCAACTGATTGATGGACATGCCAAAGCCTTCAGCGATGTCCTTCTGCTTCATACCGCTCTTCTCGAGCTCTTTGACGGTCTGCAAGAAAGACGCATTTCGAGCAGACTGAGTCTCACCAGATCCCCAAGGATAGCGACCGGACTTCCGAAGGATGCCGTAGTGAGCCAAGAATTCTTCTTCCGAAACATGTCGGATCACGACGCCTCCTCCCTCTTCAGTTGATTGATGCGGTGGTCGAAGATGATGATCTTCTTGGCGATCTCAAGGATGTCGGATGGCGTTGCGTCATAAAGCCGGACCTCGTCGTCCTGATAGATCCGAAGCTCGATCTCGATGTCATATGGGTCGACGTCATACTCGAGACTGAACAACGCTGCGTATACTTCCAACTGATGCACAGAAGTGGGGCTAGCTCCTGTCTTGAGGTCAGAGATTCGCAGAACGTTTCTCCAAAATGAAATCGCATCAGCCGTGCCGAAACAGTTATCACTGTAGTAAAGGATCACCTCCGCTTGCATCTGGAAGTCGATGCAGTCGTTGATGTACATACCGAGTAACGTGGAATCGTCATCCTGAACGATCTTGTTATCGATACAGTGAGCTGCGTACTGATGGGCCTCTACGCCTTGCTTAGTCTTCTGCCACGTATACCACCGATTGACTAGACGGTCGGGATCGTAGTTGATCCAGTGGTAGTAGCTAGGACTGAGAAACGCATGTTCGCCCGCAAGTCTCAAATGCCGCTTGAAGTTCATCGAGAACTGCTCCTTCGTTCTCTGGACAGATGAAGGCAGCGAACGACATCTGGTCGAGCTGCTGAACGAAATACTCCTGATTGGGCTGACGAGGAGAAGTAAAGGCGGGCTTCACCTCGAGCATAGCCCAGCACTGGCCAAAGAGAATGGTCAGATCGGGAATACCCTGTTGGTACGACGGATCGTTCTTCAGCACGACAGATCCAGGGAACCGGCGCTTCAGTTTCTGGATCAAAGTTGACTGGTATTTCGCTTCTGGCGTCACATACAAACCTCCCTAGACAAAAAGAAAAGGGCTGTCTCCCTATATATGGCATGTTTTTGCCCCGAAGTAATGTCTATTATCCAAGGATCTCGAATTCCTGAAAGAGAGGAAAGACATACGTTCGCAGGTCAATGGATTCGACCAGATCTTCCTCGAGCAACCCGTACCACTTGGCCGCTGCTGTGGAATCGGGAAAGGATTCTCCCGTCTTTATGTTCCGTACCGGACGACGAATTGGGTACGGGTAGGGCTCAACAAATTGCCGGTTGTACTTGACGGCAAACCAGCGTGGACGCCACACGAGATTGTTGGCCCGGACATTCCATCTGTCGCCATCCATACAGATGGGCGTATCGAAGATCTCTGTCCCTCCCGGCACAAATTCACTAGCCACCAGAAGGGGGACGGAACGACGGAATTGGGTCCCACAATACATGAGACCCACCGTCACCACTCCGTACTGATTCATGCTCAGACGCATGATTCGATCCGTGTTGTCGTTTCGAACTTCTCCCTGATCGCTCACACTGTAGCGCGGAAAGTCCAAAATCTGTCTCCAAACCTCCATTTTCACCCCTTTTTCAGCCTTGGGCAAGCCACTACCTTGGGCGGGTCAATTTACCTCGAAAAATGTGCCACCTGTCTTGCTCAGGAACTCTTATAGCGTAGCGTACCTAATATATATATTGGGATCGCCCGCTGAGAAAAGTGCATAAGGGCCGTAGGTGTCACAACTCGCTTAGGTCCACTCGGGACTCCTGAAACGACCTTTTTCCCTGCAAATTGCGGTAAATTAGGGTGTCAATCTTGGCCGAAGATCTGAGGCAGTAGTAGTAAAGATCGGTAAAAGTGGTGTTTAGCCGGTCTATACGCCCGTGGGCCTGCTCCCAGTTCTTGTAGCTGTAAGTAAGGCTGTAAAACGCAACACTGTCAGAGGTGACACAGTTCCAGCCCTCCGATCCAGCCACATATTGGACCAAATAGAGCCACTCATCGCCGGTGGGGGTATCTTCGTGCTTGTGACCGTTCCATTCGGCCATCAGAATCTCATTTTGAAGCGTTCTAAGGGCCTCCAACTCGTAATTGAAGGTGTAGAACACAATTAGCTTCCGACGGCGCTTAGAAAGCTCCCTGATGGCCTCTAAACGGCTAGGATCACTGTTCACTACGCGTCGCATGCACTGGAAGAGCTCAGAGACGCCCTGAATGGGGCGATTCTCCAGATCATTCCACCTCTCCTTGACCACCCGGTCGTACATCTCTTTGTCGTATTGGACGTGGATGGTCTCGTTGTGGCGCTTAGTGGCCTTCTCCATCTTCAGTTCTACCGTGATCTTCTCTCTGAGTTGCAGCAAGCGACTCGTCTGCACATAGTGAGAAA